GTCAGATTTTATGCAGAAGGCAATAGGTGAACTCGGCACGAGGGCTGTTTTAGAAACCGGAGACTATGTTTTTTATTCATTGCGGGGAAATTCAATTGGAATAGAAAACAAGGAATGGCTAGGGGATTTGTTGACAAGCCTATTATCTGGAAGTCTTGCTGATCAATGCTCGAGACTAGCTGAAGAGTATGAAGTTCCTATACTTCTAACTAGAGGGCCAATTTATCTTACTGACCAAGGAAATCTTGAACGGAGGTACTGGAGAACGAAAGATGGGAAGCCGAACTTGGTTCATGTTGATACAAATTACCGGTACATTGATGTATTACTCGCTTTGATGTCTTTGTGGACCACTCTTGGCATCTTGCCAGTCTACGTCCAGAATGAAAAATATGCAGCAAAGTTTATTATCGAATTATACCGGTGGTTTCAAAAACCTGATGAGGAACATGGGAAATGGATTATTGAGCAAAGAAAAAGGCTTCCAATGATTTTATTGGAACCCACGCCAGAAAGAGTTCTTCGTTCAATCCCCGGTATCGGTCCGGAACTAGCGAAAAATTTGATTCGTCATTTTGGATCGCTTAAAGCTGTTGCAAACGCCGATATCGAGGAATTGAATCATGTTGCTAAGATAGGCAAGAAAAAGGCCTCGAAGCTGTACGATGTATTCAATGAAGTTTGCACTCCCAGTGAGCAAAGTAACAACGGAGAATAAGAAATTGAAAGCGCTGAGTGTAAAGCAACCTTGGGCATGGTTGATCTGTGATGGGATAGCCACAGAAGAAGGTAAAATCTATAAGAATATTGAGAACAGAACCTGGGCCACTGAAATTCGAGGACGTATTTTTATTCACGCAAGCAAGAGGTGGGATGAAACAGCAATGGATTGGCTCAGGGCGAAAGAAATAGGAACGCACGAAAGCCGAGAATTTTTACGATCTTTACTATTACCAAGAGGAGCTATTATCGGCGAGGTGGAAATCATCGACTGTGTAAAACAACATCAATCTACTTGGTTTACCGGTCCTTATGGATTCGTGTTAGTTAACCCTGTTAAGTTTCAAGTACCGATCCCGTGTAAAGGACAATTAGGATTCTTTGAAGTAAACACAGATTTAATGGAAAAGATCAAGGAGGGGAATAACTATGAAGATTAAATGTGATGCTCAAAGGCTTAGGAAAGCCACTTCGATAATAGGCAAAGGAAACGGGAGTCACGTGTCTCCAACTCAACATATGTTTCTCGAGGCATCTGACATAGCAGTAGCTAAAGGAAGTGCAGAGAGCAAGATAGTATGTAACTTGAAAGCCGAAATAGAAGAAAGAGGCGAAGTCTTAATTCCGATTTTGCAACTGCATAGATTCTTGAGAAGAGATATGGGAATGGTTACTATTAGCGCCGTTGAAAAACCTGACAAGTATATAGTCACTCTCTCTGAACAAAATAACGGAGACAGTAAAATGGTATTTTCTCGGCTACGGACTGACGAATCCTTTCCGATCCCCCGGTGCGATATGGACGCAATTCAACTGGATAAGAAATTCACGGAAAATCTCGCTAAAGTACTGACTACAGCTTCCCCGGATAAGACAAGACCTATTTTGAACGGAGTCCTTGCAAAATTTGAGGGGCAGAAATTATATCTCGTTTCTTCCGATGGATTTCGTCTGACTCGTATACAAATGCCAACAGATACTGACGCTGAAAGAAGTTTTACGATTCCTACAAAATCTGCCCGTCTCATCTCTAAGTATCTGGGTAGTAAAGTTGGAATTAGATTCAACGGTGAAGAAGTGTGGTTTGAAGAGGACGGAGTATCGATAATTGTTCCTCCAATAAAAGGAGAATTTCCAGAATTTACCTCTAAGATTCCCAGTCCCAAGTATGCGTGGAGATTTACTGTATCTGCTTCGCTGCTCAAAGAAAGGCTGTCACAGTTTCAACCGGATTCAGAGATAACAAGAATTATGGTGAAGGATCAGTCTTTGAAAATATTAATGGAAAGCGATGAAGATGGCACTTTCGAAACGACAATCCCTGCTAAGATAGAGAAGGGAGAACTCAAACTTGAAACGAGAAGGATAGCTGTAAACAGGACGTATTTACAGGAATACGCGGAAATGTTTGAGGAAATAACTTGCGAAATTCGAGACGAATTATCGCAGATTAGAATTCACGGAAAACCCGAAAATATTTTAGGCATATTGATGCCAATGTTTGTACCATGGTAGAAATTAAGAGAAACAAAAAAAAAGAGAAAGGAGGCAGACATGTATTGCAAATATTGTGGAAAGGAGTTAGGCCCTCATGCTAGACAATGTCCTAACTGTGGCGAAGAGGTAACTTATACTTCGGGGTCGGGGCTTATAGTAGCAGGATACGTCTGTGCTGGGCTATCGCTCATAATCTTCCCTTTGCCTTTAGGTATAGCAGGGGCAATTATCGGAGCCATTAACATAGGAAAGGGCAGGACTACACATGGTATAGTTCAGATTGTCCTATCCGTGGTTTTGGGAATGGCAGGCGCACTGCTTGGACTGCTTGCTTGGGGACTATTATTTTAACAAATTGCAAAGACATTTGCAAGATGTCCCGAAATTTAAAAAAGAATGGCGAAGAGGAAGAATTTTAAATTGATGAAGATTGTTAAACCGTGGGGGTATGAAGAATTACTTGTTAATAATGGCGTGTACGTTGTGAAGAAACTATTCGTTAGGAAGAATGAGAGGCTGAGTCTCCAGTTGCATAAATCTAAGAAAGAGACTTGGCTTGTATGGAAAGGCAAAGGGGAAATAGTATTAGGAACTGAAACAATCGAGTTCGAAATCAAAGAGCTGCCTAAAATAATTGATATTCCAGCTGGAACAATTCATCGTGTATGTGCGGACACCGATACTTACATTTATGAAGTATCTACTCCGGAATTGGAAGATGTCGTTCGACTTCAAAATGACTACGGCAGAGTTGACAGAAAGACAGGAAGGGACTGATCATGAAAGAAATCAAGGGAAATATCTGGGATTTTCATGAGCGAAGCTGGGTGGTTATTACTACCAATGGTTCTGTAAAGAGGAATGGCGAGGTAGTGATGGGTCGCGGAGTTGCTTTACAAGCTAAGAAGAAATTTCCGGATCTTCCAAAGATATTAGGAAATTGTATTAACGGTCCAATTGGGAACCATGTAACTTTACAGCCAATATTTCATCTCTTAACTTTTCCAGTCAAACACAACTGGTATGAAAAAGCGGATCTGAAATTGATAAAGCGGAGTTGCGAGGAACTCCTTGAAACAGTAGACATCCTCAAACCACCATTCTATATGGTACGACCAGGATGTGGAAATGGGGGTTTGAGCTGGGAGAAAGAAGTTAAGCCTATCCTGGAGAAATATTTAGACGATCGGTTCATAGTGGTAGAGAAGAATAGAATTTAATCCTAGCTCCATTGAACAGCGGAGGGACAAGATGTGCATCGATTGTACAAGTGGAGAAACTCATCATGTAGTAGAAAGGCCCCAAACTATCGTTGCTTGTTCGGGAGGTTTTGATCCTTTGCATGTGGGCCATCTGAGATTGTTTAAAGCTGCACGGGAACTCGGTGATAAGTTAGTGGTCATTCTGAATTCAGATGAGTTCTTGATGAAAAAGAAAGGGAATGTTTTTATGCCTTTTTCGGAACGCAAAGAGCTTCTAGAAGGTGTTCGGTACGTTGATGAAGTAATCGGGAGTATCGACAAGGACATGTCGGTATGTGAGACCTTGAAGATGATTAAACCGACTATTTTTGCCAACGGAGGTGACAGAGAAACTGAGAGGGATATTCCAGAGGCTGAAGTCTGTAGAAGCCTTGGTATAAAGATGGTGTTTGGGGTTGGTGGTGGCAAGATTCAGTCGAGTAGCAGGTTGGTTGAGCGAGCAAAGAACTTGAGCAAGAGATCTGGCAGTCAGGGAGAAAAGAAGCGGTGACAAATATCTAGCTAAAATCGGAAACGGGGGCTAATAGCTGAAAGGAGGGAAAATGAAGAGTATTCTAATAGCTATTCTCGTTATAGTTAGTATAGTTCTGGGACTGATTGCATTTTCAAATTCTCGGATGTATGTGCCAGATCCTATACGGGATGGTAAGATACACATAGAAATAATACAGCAGAATGCTCTTAGGGGTAATCTAGCATCATCTGAAGATGTCAAAGAGGCAGCTAATTCGTTCTTATCATTGTCAAATATCACCGTTTTGGATTGTGTATTTAAGCCTGCGTCAGGAGGGCGAGTTGCTACTATGATCATAACTTACATAGCATGGTGATGAAAATCGCAAAGCAAAACCGAGGAAATCTAATGAATATAACAAGTATAGAGTGGGTGCAAAATCCCGATGGTAGTCAAGGATATACACTTAACAGTAAGACGGGTTGCAAAAATCATACATCAGAAGGTTTGTGCCTTGGAGGATTATTCCCTTGCTATGCTTACAGGCTTGCAAGAGGAAGATTGAAGAAAAGATATCTAAAAAATAATATGGTGGTCAAGACTGGATTCGAAACACTCGGATTCAAAGATCCCTTCTACCCCCGTTTCTGGCCAGAAAGATTAAAGCAACCATACCAGAACAAAAAGCCTGTTGGCATATTTCTTGACGACATGAGCGATTGGATGGGAGATTACTGGCCCGAAGAATGGACAAAGCAAGAGCTTCAAATGATGAGAGAAAATCCCTGGCACAGATTTTATACCCTGACGAAGCAGCCACAGAATTTAATCAAATTCTCCCCCTTCCCAGATAACTGTTGGGTAGGCATCACAGCTACAAATGACATTATGTTCAGAATTGCCAGTAATTACCTAGCCAAAGTAAAGGCAAAAGTTAAGTATTATAGCTTTGAACCTTTGCTACATTGGGACTTCAAGGCTAATTGGGACAGGAATAATATATGCTTGATTGATCGCTTCAGAGACGTAAACTGGATAATCATTGGAGCTTGTACTGGCTTAAATAAGGACATAGAACTGCTGAGTGCTAAATATCCTGATCTTTGGGAGAAGATATTGTATAACAATAAACGGGCATTATTCCCCAAAGTTGAGTGGGTAGAAGAATTAGTCGAAGCCGCGGATAAGGCTGGAATACCGGTATTCCTAAAAGATAACTTAGAGCTGTTATTCGAACCGTATTTTGAAGGAGGATACCCGTGGGCTTACAGACGGGGCAGTCTTAGACAAGAGATGCCGGATGCAAATAAAAACTGAAAAAGTAATTGCAGGAAGGGAGGACTAAAAAATGGACTATAGAAACAGAGAAAGTATAATAGCGACAATAAAGAGTTATATGAAAGCATTTAATCAAATGCTGGAGTACTGCTCAAATCTTGAATGTTCTAGCAATGAATTTAACTTCAGAACAGTTTTGCCTACACGTTGGAGACCTGCTGACAGCGGATATGATTCTGACAAACTCCGCAGGGATGCTAATTATTTGAGCATAGAATTTGCGAATTTGATTGAATACGGAAAACCTCGCTTCCTAACAAAGGATTGTTTTGACTACGATAATTTTTTAAAGGTTTCATGGAGTTTAAGAATCCCTTTTGATATCTACTCATGGGAAAGCGCAAGATATGAATATCCCGATGGATTTGACGGAGAAGGAAATCCCAGAGGGAGAGGTAAATATATTCCTCCACAAATGAGAGAGTGGTGCTTTCCTCAATTTCTCTACTTAAGTGAATTATCAAAGCAAGTATGGTCATTGCCTGAATTTAATGAGAAGCAAACGGAAGTATTAACCTTCATGGATGATAATCCCAATCTAAAAGAGGAATACCGCCAGAAAATCGGTGAAGTTGTTCAACATTATAACGAATGGTTGGATAAACTAAATCAAGCGTCGAACTTAATGAACAGTTTACAGAAGAGTGCATAAATGTCTACCCAAATTTTTTTTTCGGCTTGAGGTAACTCATGAATGATGAAAAGAAAGGCGACAGAATGGTAAGAGTATTGGTAAACAAGCGGACTCAACACAACGGCGATAAAAGTCTGGAAGAGAAAATTGAATACCTGGAAAACAAAATTTCAATCTTGTCCAAGAAGGTGAAAGATGTAGAATTAACACTGGAAGAACTGGGAGTTTCTATAACTGGTAATGCAATCTTAAAACTCAGTGAAGAATTTGAACCAAAACAAAGATACGGAAAATTTAAAAATGTTCTGTTAACTGATAAGGAAAGGAGGAATCTAGATGTAGAACTAGGAACTCGAAAAGCTGAAGATTATATCGAAAGTCTCTCTACCTATTTGAAGTCCAAAGGCAAACGGTATAAATCTCATTATGCAACGATTCTAAACTGGCATCGCAGAAGGAGAGAAGAAGCAAATGGAAAAGCTTGGTCCGAAGGACTTCCCGACAAATACACAGAATCTCCAGACTACTAAAGAAGAAATTCCTGATGAATATTTTGAAGAGGAGAAATTGCCTTACGGCCCTCTTGAGAATTGTCCAAAATGCAAAGGAGCTGGATTTGTTCACCGTAAAGGAGCGGATGGCACTATTGATTACAGCAAAGTTTTCCCTTGTAACTACCCCGGGTGTTATCTTGATCAGGTGAAAGTGTTTCGTCATAAGAAGATTGTTGCCGATAGCGTCGCTGGTAGTTCGATCATAGATCGATCGCAAACCTTCGAGAATTTTGATGAGAAGGTGCCCGGAGTGCAACAAGCATATAAAGCGGCATGGCAAATAGCCGAAGGCGTAAACGCAGATTACAAATGGTTGCTTATCTACGGAGGAGTTGGGAACGGAAAGTCTCATCTACTTAACGCTATTGCAAACCGATTAATTATGCGAGGATTGGATATTAAATTCATGTTGATGGCTGATCTTTTGTCGGAGCTTCGCATAGCGATGAATACTAATCAAACTGATTCTAAAGTACAGGAGCTTAAGACAGTATCGTATCTCATAATTGATGAGCTTGGAATCGAATACGGAACAGATTGGGAACGAGAGAAAATTGAGCAGATTCTGTCATCTCGGTGGAGTCGGGGACTTCATACAATCATAGCAACAAACTGGGATTTTGAAAAGTTATCACCTCGCTTGAAAAGCAGATTCAAGGATCGTCGATATTCTAGGTATGTACTTAATCGCGGGGAAGATTACCGGGAAAAGAAGAGATGATAACAATTAAGCTGGACTGGGGAAAAGTAAAGCTTAGGTTCCGCGCTTTTGTTCATGATTGCCTACTTATGCAAAATGATTGGTGCGAGGGATGTAAGTACTCGTATCAAGATCAGTATGGAAATATGTGCAAGCATCCAAGACGTCATGAGCAAATTCGAATTAGAAATAGAGCGACTTTTAGGACTCATTGCAATCTTTGGGAGGCAGAGAGAAATAGGACAAACAAGGAAGGCAATGATGCGTCTTTTGATAACACTAAAAAAAGGAAAGGAGGAAAATGTTAAATGAATATTGGTAAGTGGAATAAATCTAAGAAAAATTCCGAGAAGAAAACAACCGACAAAAAAGCAAAGAAAGGGAGGTAAAAAGAATGAAAATCCTAGCGACTAAAGATATGATACAAAAATTCAAAGGGAATTTAGAAATTCCAGAGATAAGAGTATGGTGCCATCCGCATTATGTGAAGAAAAGAGGAGACGATTACTACAAAGTATTTGATACTTTCGCTGAAGCGGTAGAATTTACGAACTCTCATGAAGAAGCTGAAGAAGTCCCCCTAATCGCATTTAGGGGCTACGAGTTGAATCTGTGGACAATAGTGCCTGAGCAAGAAGGAGAAAGGAAATTAGATGAAGATAATCGGAAACAGAATCAGAAGAGCTAAACAAATCCTGGGGAAAACGGAAACTTCCGTAACACTTGAGGCTAGAGAGGATATCAAACTAAAAGGGCAGATCGCTATTTCGATTATTCTCGTAGGCGTTGCTGTTTATCTCATCGGATTTACTGGTGATGAAAACTTAGCCAGAGTAGCAATCGGGTGGATCGGAATCATAATAGGATACTGGGTGGGATGATATAATATGAGTATGCCGAGCGCAGAATGCAAATACCCATTGTACTGGCATAACTGCTATTCCGGGAATTACGATATATGGTCACCCGAAAGCTATATTCACCCAGCTAAGATGTCACCAGCTCTGTGCTACAGGATATTAGACCATCTAAGAGAGCTTGGGCTTTTAGATGAAGACAGCATAATACTTGATCCGATGGCAGGGATCGGAACTACTGGTGTATGTGCTTCAGCGAAAGGTTATAAATTCATTGCCATAGAGCTTGAACCAAAATTTGTGAACTTAATGAAGGAGACCAAGGAATATGCTGAGAAAAAGCTTTTCAAGAAATTCGATTGGGAAATAATTCAAGGCGATGCCCGAGATCTTGTTCAGCTGTTGCTGGATAAGGAACTAATAACTCTCCAAAGTCCTTCTTCCGTAGACAATCGTACCAACGGGAATGCTAGAAATTTCAAAGCGATTACTAGTCCTCCTTACAGCGAAATGAAACAGGGATTAGCAACTCGAGAGTCGGCCGAAAGATTAGCAGCTGAAATGGAAAAGAGAAATCCCAAATATGGGAAGCGAACAACACCAGGCAGGTTAAGACATCTACAAAAGGAACAATCGGGATATTCCACAGACCCCACAAACATTGGGAATCTACCGGACAAATCTATGGTCACTGTTACCAGTCCTCCTTATGGAGAAATTGGCATAGGCAACTATAAAGGAACGAGAGATGAATTTGTAGCATGGATTAAGAACGAATTGGCAACAAAAGGTTACATTGAGTTTCGGGGAAAGCGGTATACGGAGCAGGAATGGAGAAGCCTAAACTACGGACGATTAGACGGGCGTGTTATGGTAGGGAGTCCCAAAATGGGGACAGAAGGTTATAATCCTGAGAACCCCAAAAACATAGGCAACCTACCCGATAACAAAGGTGTAGTCACCATCACAAGTCCTCCGTATGGAATTGAGCAAACTTCCGGCGGCTTGAATACAAAGCCTGCCCGAACTGAAAACGATCAAAGCGGAAGAAATCCCGATTCTCCATCTCAAAGAGGCGCCAAAGAAGGCTATGGACGAACGGAGGGACAAATCGGCAAGATGAAAGATAAACCGCTGATAGCAATAACAAGCCCTCCATATGGGGAAGCATTGAGTGGTGGAGGCATTGCAAAGTACGGACATTATTCTGATCCTAATCTGGTAAATCGAATATATTCCTCTGAGAACGCAAATCCGGATGACAAAGTAAAGATCAAGAAAGAGGAACGAGCTAAAATAAATCGCCCTGGTGTTTTCACAAATGAGCGTAACATATCAGCAAAAGGTTGCTTCAAAGGAGATTATTCCAAGAATCCTGAAAACATTGGGAACTTGTCCGATAAACCGCTAGCAACTATCACTTCTCCTCCGTACGGTGCTGCCTATAAAGCAAAAGGCTCGCCCGGTGGTATACTCGATAAAAACAGAAAAGACTTACAAAAGTCCGTATATACTCAAGGAATGCAAGGGCAATCGGAAGGGCAGATAGCGAAAGAGGAGGGAGAAACTTATTTATCCGCTATGGCAAAAGTTTATGCTGAATTGGCTATTGTCTCAGATATTCTGGCAATCGTTATAAAGAATCCTACTAGGAATGGCAAGTTAAGAAGACTTGATCTCGATACTTTGAAAATCCTTGAAATAACCGGATGGAAGTTGCATTGTAAGCACAGGGCATTATTATTTGAAGAGTATGAGCAGACGAGTTTATTTGGGGAAAAACAGAAGAAGGTTAAAGGTCGATTGAGTTTCTTCAAAAGGCTAGCTTGGAGAAATGGTGCTCCGGTAGCTAGATGGGAAGACGTGTTAATTTGTGTAAGGAAGTAGATGCTAATGACATTTAATATAGGTTTCGATCCAAATCAACAATTAATCAGCATTGAATTTGAGAATATACGTTACTATTTTGATGTACCGTCGTTCTTTGAATTCCTGAAGGCTTGTCTATTCGTTGCCGATAATGCGCTTAATGGACAAGATGCACCATTAATCTTAAAAAAAGCAGCTGAATTAGTTGAGAATTATGAGAAAAAACAGGAGGAATAATTCCCATACATACAAGACGACTCGTCGAGAAATTAAAGGGCTTTCTAGAGGCTCTCACATTGGTTAGAAGAGGGGAATTTGAATCTTATGGAATCTCGTTTAATTCAACAGCTTCAATAAAACTAAGGAATCGTGGATACATACGACTATACTTAAGATCAGTACAATCTTGAAATATATTCCTAAACTTGTAACCTCTCTGGCATAATGCAATAGAGCCAACATTCCTCCCGTGAATATTCCAATCCTCAGTGAATAGTATCCCCAACTAGGTAATCTCAGGAAAAATCTAGCCACCGGATTAGCTTCTATCGCTCCTGCATCAACTGCTGCTTTAGTTATCACTGCGCCCACAATATTCAATAAGATGATACTCCATACTACCCATACATTCGATCTCCGATGGCTAGAATTCTCCATCTAAATTTCTACAACTCCTTCTAAATTCAGTATATCATCTATCGAAGCTCCCTTTAGCTGATCGGGCTCCAAAGAAGACGGGATAAATATTCGTATGCGATCATAAATTAGCGGATCGGGATTAGAAACATTAGAGTCGGGAAAATGATTGGCATTGCAGGAGAAGTATCCGCGAATGATCCTGGTAGTTTTGTTATACAGTATTAAATAGAACATCTTTTTATGGCCCACAAAAGGCAACATAGCGATACGAAATACCATCCAGATTAGCTACATCATCAATTACAAAGCCATCACTCGAGTGAAGTTTTACGATTTCACTCCAATTGTGAGGATACATATAAATAAAAGTAGGAACAGAATAAATATAAATAGTTTCAGACGCTTTGTGTACAAGGGAGCCAAGAGGTGAGAGACACGAAAGCATCCATATAAGAGGTTCAATTCTCATGTATTGGACCAAATAAGCTTTGTATCCAAGACTAATATGACGATTCGAAGTACCATCGCCAGTGATATCACCGACAAATGACCAAGCAATCCCCTGGGAAGTCTTCTCTGGGATAACAGCTCCAGCTTTAATACTGTCGGTGTCAATAGTCGATGCTATAATCTTCTCGCCGTGCAGATTAGCTATCTTGGCGTTTGTGACAGACAGATTCTCAATAAGCTCTGTAGAAACCTGTCCAAGCGGCCATAATCGGATAGTATCTATTGAGAGATCCGCTATGCCGGAGGTGAATGTTACATAAACATTAAGCCCGGTGTCATTATTCCTTAACTCAGCTACCATCGAGAAGGATTGCCATACACCTGGCGAAGTAAAATCAATTGGCTTAATATCACGGCTTGAAACGCTCGTGGAGCCTCCTCCACGAGTAACCTTGACACTTATAGTCCCAATCGTGCTCTCGCTAGTATTGCTACTAATCTTGAGTCTGAAAGTAACCCAATAGATATTAGCTGAAATATTGTTTTGTGTAGGACCAGAAAGCATTTCTCCAGAACTGTCAGTTGACAACGCTTTGCGACAAGTTCCATTGAAGGCTGTAGGATCATCAACATTAGAACCCACTGCCCCCGGAATATCCACGGCCTTGATAAAATAACCAAGAAAATCAGCACCTATGACTGATTGGAGTCCTTCATCAAGATCATCAAAGGAGACTTCGGCTCCACCAGGTTTTTCCCAAGTTTCCTCTTCAGCTGCAGGAGTTATGCCGCACCATGTAGTCATTTTAGTTTTCTCCTGAATAAGTTATGAATAAAAGCGAAACCTGCACAGAGGCAACCCTGTTTCTCTTTGAATCTGGCACCAATTCGATAGCTTGCTAGTGGAAGACTAGGAGGTAGCGAGAAATCGAGTTTGAACCTATCCGCAACCAGTTTTATTCTGTTAGCTATTAGGAAGTCACCGTTGTACGCACCAGCAAAACATAAACCAACAAGTTGATTGCTCTCATTAACCATCGCAGATCCAGAATCACCACCTTGAATTGCCCGGGATTCTCCAGGTGCCTTGTCTGCAATAATTTGATCGACTAAAGTCACCACTCTACCATGCCCATAACTCACTTTAACAATAGCATGGACTACAGTAACTATCACATTTGTAACTCCGGTTGTCCTTCCCGATTTACGACAACGCTGACCTAAGTATGCTTCAACTAAACCTGGTTGCAAGGCACCTATCTCAAGAAGTTCAAATTTAGCATCTTTTTCGTTTTGAAACCTGAAAATGGCCGCATCCATATTGGGGATGCCATTAGAAATAGGCTCAAAATCAATTAGCGTTCCTATTTCATCTTCTGAAGTCCCTCCGTCAACTACCCCGGGCTGGTAGATCGGATCTCCTATCTTCGCCTCATCATTATTTGCTATGACATGATTGTTGGAAAGTCCTACAATAATACCTTCTTGTAGACATGGAATCGTTAAGGTGCCAGCTGTTACATTAGGATGCCCTACCGATACTCCCCCCGGAGCTGGCCTCCATCTGGCTTTTCTATCAACCATTGCAACAGCTTGTCTCACCTGAACATCGGTGGAGACTCCTTCGATTTCACTCGGGATAACATCCCTTTCCTCTAGTGCGGCTACTGAGACTTTTTCCTTAACAAAAACCACAAAGCAAACTTCGTTCGTGAGTTTACCCTTTCTCCATCTTAAACCAATGCCGGTGCCCACTACATTCTTCTTGGCTTCTATCTCCTTCCCATATTTCTTTTGAAGTTCAACTAAATCCTTTTCCATAAATCTACCTCTTTAAGGTTCTTGCAACACCTTGATCTCGGAGATTTCAATCTTCCTTGATGCAGCCACGGAATTTTCTACCCATCCATAAAACAGATACTCCGCGTCTGTGCTTCCAGAAGGCAAGTTAGTATCAAGAGTAGCTTGCAAGGCACCACTCATATAAAATTTGCAATCAACCCCGGGATCAAATATCGCCTCGAGTTGCAAATGCTGTCTATCCGAAGAGACAGTTCCGATACTCGAAGTATTCTCAGTTGTGCCATCAGCAACAGTAGCATAAATATCAGCCCCGCTTAATTTGAACCCAAAATGTCTGTTAACTCCCGGTTGACCCGTCACCAGCCATACAGTCTTATCTGCGGTTGGCCAAGCTGCCACTCCAAAACACACGCGCCTCACTTTGCTCCAACTGGGTGTTGCTCTGGCATAGAATAAAGGACGTTTTCTGATTTTCGCTGTTGAGCTGGCTGTTGCACCAGTATCAAGAAGAACAGAATAAGACGAAATTGTAATGCTACCACTTCCAGAAGTATCTGGATCCCATCCGGAAATGCAATCGAAAACACCGTCTAAATAAATTCCTCCCCACTCATAAGCTAATCTAGCTACTTTCTTCCAAGAAAAGCCTGAGGCGAGAAGAGAAAGAACGTCCCCCTCGGAACCTCTAGCCAACCTTACCCACACATCACCATCAAAATAAATTAGATCGTCAGCAGTTACACCAGCAGGTGTATGAATAACAGGACCCAGTATAGCTCTTCTATCAGTAATATCTGTGTTATAAATTTCTGTTGCGCTAGCACCAACCCATACCTCGGCGAGGATTATGGAGCTAGCTGGAATAGAAGGAGGTTCTGGCGTTTTTGTGTTAGGGCCAGATTGTCCTACCGGATCAGCATCAGCTTCTGTTCCTTTTACTACTGAGATTGTACCAGAAGAATTGATTACAATTATGTCTTTTCTCGGTTTGGTCCCTGCAGCATCGAGAGGGACATCCGTCTCCGTTGATTTTGTGACAACAGACGTGCCAAATCTAGCTTCGCCAGCTTTAACAACAACCCCCATGTCTTCAGGAGAATCAGCAACAACTTCGAGTTCATCTGAAACACCTCCACTTACCCCTTCCGATGCAACGGCTTGAAGAAGTGCATTCAGGTCATTGGTCACCAAATAATAGTCTTTGGAGTAACCCATAAACCTACCTCCTTCTTTATCTTAAATAAGTAACTTTCAATTTAGCAGTGCCGTTAATACCGATAAATCTCAGGTTTCTTATATTGTTAGCACCTTCGATCGAGAGAGGGTGAACCATCTGAGGATCGACGGTACCAGCAAGATGGCCCGAGGTAGCAGTTGGAGTTCCTCCATGCATCCAATATCTAATTGGATTATCTTCCACCGTAATGAGAACTTCGGTGGCATGGGTTTGTCCAGCTGGCTGATATTTATCAGGGTCTAGGCTTCCAGCACTTGCAGTTCCAGATGAAATTTCTTGTGTTTCATAAGCATCTCTTATCATATCTCCCTCCTCAGTTAATATTTCCCAAGATAAGTTTAAAGGAGTTCCGTCTACCTTCTCTTGGTTTATTGTCGACCTTGCCCAAAGTTTACCACTTTGGAAACATTGAATCCAGTCAAATGACGCTGTGCCAGATGGCGCCACTTCAAGAATCATCCTAGCTTTTGTAGCTGAAGACGAAATACTTGCTGTACACTGCAAAAGTTCATAATCACCTCCACCACTATGGTAATCTGAATAAGTTGTAGACGAACCATCGTAGAAACCAATTCTAGCTTGAGACCCCGCTGATGCTTTTACAGCAATACGCGAAGTTAAAACTTTTCCTCGACAGTCTGCAAGAATCAAATCTTGATAAATCTGAGCTTCAAATGAGTCTCCGGCAATTACTTCAAGGGCATAACTTCCTTGATAAGCGGCAGTCCCTTTATTCCAACTAGCACCCTCGCCGGATTTAGTCCAATACGAAGGGGTTTCCGGTGAGCCAGACCACACTTCGAAGTTTGCATTTGCTACTCCAATCATCGACCCATCGAATAATCCAATCTCGGTAAAGACAATGGAAGATTCCCCGGGCCTCGGTGGTGGCGTGTCGGATGGTAAATTAATTGAAAAGCGCGATGCGTATTTTTTAGGTGACCATCGGAAGTCGATATATTGTCGATAGTATTCTTTATCGAGAGCAGAACTGGAACTGGATACGCCTGCAGTCCCGGTACCAAGAGCTATCACTTGTGGAAGAGACGGCTCAGCTCCAACTAGCCATTTAGCTTCAGCTTCTCGGCAAATATTAGTTATCATTTGATCACCTCGCCAAATGTACTTGAGCCTAACTTTGTGACGGGAGGAAAGACCGTAGTTGCATATAAGTAAGAGGAAACCAGAGGAAAGGTCTCCTCGTACTGCAAAAACGAATCATATTGTACTCTACCCCTCACTATTCTCGGCGTCGTGCTGGGTTGAGATTTCATTCTCCAGAGCAAATCAACTAACGTTTCAGTATCCATCCATCTTTCTCCTCAATTATACAAATTCGAAGACAAAGATAACTCAGTGCGCATAATTCTATCACTAGAAAAAGTCTTTTCAACACTGATTACATAGAAATCTATTTCCATTTTCCAAATATTTCTACCAATAAACTTGAATTTCATCCCGGGTACCCATCCCGGAACATAGCTGATCATGTTTCCAAGGTAACGAGGGTATGCGTTACGCGCAGCTAATCTCTCAAAAATTTCTCCCGTTGACCAAGTAAGAGGAAAATCGGCAGCATTGAGATACTCTTCATAAATTCCACAAGAGTGTTCTCGGCGTTGCATTTCTTCGATAGCAGGGAATTCGCTAACTTCAACATGTTCAACCGAAATACCAGGGCCTGTTAGATAGACTCCTTGTGTATTCCAGTCTATAAGATCGGTAGTTAGAATAATTTCACCGGTTTCGGGACAGTAGAAAGCTGTATTGCTTTGCGATTTCAAATAATCGAGCTGATATCCTTTTTCAACGACCTGAAAATTAGTGATTTCCCGAACTTTAGACTGCTCGATATCCTCAAAAGCAGGATTAGTTTCATCGGTGAAAGCATCCAAGTCCACTACCCAAAGACGAATAGTTTGTTCTATTTCTTCTGAAGTGACAGTTTTAGGCACATAGTAATAGTCTTGAATGGAGAAAACCCAGTCACGGTAACTTGGCGAAATCCAATACCATACATTCATCTTCAACAAAAACAAGACTAATTTCTGCCACCACGTTGCGTCCTCTATTTGCCTGGTAACCAGAACGGTTCTTTCGTCGGTTGGCACGCTAAGATCCCCGAAACGATAGACATTCTTTACATCTGAGATATCATCGATTATTTCGAGATCGCTGTACACCGCTATTTTATCCGGATCTGCTTCAAAAGCAGAAATTTCATAGATCTCATCGCCAACAGGAGCACTCATCCCGAGTTCTCTATCAAAAAATACAATTCTACGATAAGCATCTATATACCACTGAAATCCAGTGGCTTCACAAATATCATTGAACACATCACTAGCTCTAACAAAGCTGTATGCAGCTCTTGGTATTGCTTCCATGCTTTGGAATTTGGCGAGACTGTTCTGTTCAACATATAAATTAAAGAAGCACCCAAAATCTATCCCTGAATAGATCGCGCCGTAATAGTTACGAGCTACATCATCTTTCGCAACATCCGCTAATACAGCCCATACAGCCTCAATCAAGTTAATTCCTTCCGGAATTTCAGTAGTCACTAGCTTGCGATCTAACCATGCTGTCCAGTCGCGGCATTCACAATCGTAGATAAAAGTATTTGGTGGTGCAAGAATTCTCTTCTTGATTTTCGCAATAGTGCCACTGAATTCTCTCAAGAGAGGAGAAGTTCCTGGTTTAGGACAACTTGTGTCAAAGTCCCAATCATCGACTGCATAGACATCCAGAACAACAGCATTTCCAGCTTTCGGTTCGTTTATTTCAAAATTAGAAATTGACATACTGAATGATAACAACGAACCTTTGACCTTAACGGCACTCTCAATATGGACTGACTCGAAGTCAACCCACCGAGATCTGTCTACATTCTCAATTAAAAGTCGTCCAACTGCTTCTTTCTCAAAAGCCATTCTGCAGAAAATTCCTCTCTCAATTCTTTTCCCCGATATTCATTAAGTTATCCCACCCACTGGAATAGATTTGTACCTGCCCATTACCTTAACTATTTCAGCGGAAACTCTATCAGCTAATTTCCTAGAAGTCCTATCGTCAAGAATATAGTTCCCCGATATGTTAACAGTGATGCCTCCTAGCCCTCCTCCCCGTAATTTGCTGAGGGGAATAATTGCTTCCGGAACTTCGCCAACTCGCGCGATCACAGGACGTGTGACAATACCTCCTTTCTGAAAACCAAATATCTCTCCAACAGTCTCTGAGACACTCGGGAGATTCAATTTCAACGACCAAGTCACCCTGATATTCCCCATATCCTTAACTCTTTGCCAAAAGGTAAGGAAAGATTCCCATCTACCAAAGTTAAAAAAGACAATCGATTTAAACATATCCCATGCCCCAGGCATTCTAAGATCAAACTCAAATTTACGAGACAAATTCCCCAGATCCTTCAGGCCTCTAAAGAATTGTAGAAATCGATCAGGTTGACCAAACAAACTCCACAGCCACATCTTAAGAGAATCCCATATTCCAGGCATTGCCAGATGAAATTCATAGCTTTGGATCACATCTCCCAATTCTTTAATACTAGAGAAAAACTCAATGAAATTACGAGGAGTTCCAAATAAATTCCATAACCAAGTTTTCAAAATTTCCCATATAGAGGGCATCTTGAGGTTGAATTCGAAATTACCAGTAACATCCCCAAGTTCTTTTATATCTTCAAAAAAGGAGAGGAATCTAGAAGGAGCACCAAATAGATTCCATAGCCACATCTTGAGAATGTCCCAAAGCCCCGGCATTTTAAGATTGAATTCGTAATTGCCGGATACATCACCTAAAGCGTCAACCTCTTTGAAGAATTCAATAAATTTTCCGGGGCCGCCAAATAATGAGAACAGCCAAAATTTGAACAAGTCCCAAACCCCGGGCATCGTTAATCCAAAATCAAAAGGCACACCAGCTAGTCGTAAACCAGCTACTTCCTGTCCAGTTTTTCTAATCTGGCTCGAGAGTCCTTTTAATTTTTCTTTCCATTCGACAGTTTGTATTTTTGCTACGCTCAATCCTGCACTTAGCCGCACAATATCCTGTGCTGTACCAGGTGAGTGCCCGATGGCGTCCCCCACTGAATTAATGCTATCTCCTAGCTTATTAAATGACTCCGTTGCTTGATCGGTACTCTTGGTAGCATCATGGATAATCGGTGCCAAAAGAGCAAAACCAGAGCTTATCATAGCAACTGCTGCCCCAGTTCCGATTCCCCATGTTCCGATTGCAACTAGTACTCCAGCGACAATACTACCTATACCCCCCAAAATCCTGAAAACTGAATTAAGTGTATCAGTGCGATCGATAACTCCTTCGATAACTGATATCAATCCAGTCATTATAAACGCAATCGGTCCTAAGAGCTTTGCAACGTTTCCAAGAACCCCTCCGAGGCGACCCATTGCTCCAGCTGCTGCAGAAGTCCCAAGACCTAATCCAGCAGCAGCTGCTCCAGCACTTGCAGCACCAGCAGTTGCTGCTGGGGCAGCAGCTCCAACTGCCCGGAGAGAGTTAGCTAACCTTTCCGCACTAGTTGCGCTAATATTAAGAGCAGGAGCTAATTCCGTAACCAAGGAAGCTGCTGCTTGAGTAATCTTGCTGATAAATACCGGAAATTCTTTAATATTGCTAAGGATACTCACCCAAAGTCGCTTTAATACTATCACGGTTTTCCATATTGCAACCCCAAGAAGTCCAAATACGAGGATAGTAACACTCACCGATGCTGTTGTGCTACGCTCAATTTGAGACATCACACTCCCCCACAATCGAGCCAAAGTAGCTAAAGCAGCTAAAAGAGGACGGAAAATCGTGTTCAGGCCCCTCCCAAGAACTGCAAAGACTAAACCAAAACCCTCCGAAATGGTAGTCTTTAATTCCTTTGTCGTTGATCGTGCTGTCTTCCCAAATTCTTTATAATCTTCATTAACCTGACGGATAATCCAAGATGCTCTTGCGTTAGCATCTCTGAATTCCCATGTTCTTTCCATCGATCTCTTCGTCTGATCAGAAAGAATTGAAAGCGAATTAATATCCCCTTTAATTGCTTGAGCAATCTCAGAAGCTGCACTAGAGAAGCTTTTGCCAGTAGCTCTAGCATAAATAGCTACCGTCTCAAGCATCGCAGAAGTGCCCACACCTTGCTCACGAAGCTTCTCAAATCCTTTTATTACTTCGGACTGAGCAACTCCGAATTCTAATGCTGTACGCCTAATGGCGATGAGTTCTGCGTTAGCCCCATCAATTGATCCAGTAAGCGCAAGCAACGTTCTTCTTAATTCTTCTGTTTGATTAGCAGCTTGCGTTGAGGCGCTAATCATTGATTTCAGCACCTTTACAAAACCACCGACAGCAACGATGCTTGCACCAACTGCCAGAGAGAGCTTAACATTCGCAAATCTCAAGAATATAATCGAAAAGGCTACCTGAAGTATCGAACCGTTCAGTGCACCCATTCCTAACATTAAGCCATGTGCAGCGGATTGAGAGAACATCAAGGCTTGAGAGGTGTCGTACTGTTGCCTTATAAACATACCACCACCACTCGCAGCCTCTTTAGCAGATGCACTTATTTCCCCATATGAAATCGCCTGTTGACGGATAGCCTCAGTTACCATATTCAAAACTGAGTTCAATGGCTTATAGCTAGCAGTTGCTTGTTCAGCAGCAGCTGCTGCAGCTAGCAGCTTAGCAATATTAACTTCAGTACCACCAGCCATTTTCGTGATAAGAGCAATTAAAGTGTTAACTGCTGGCGGAACAGCAACCAACCTTCCCTGAAAAGTGGAGGTAGCATTGGCGAGTTGTGTAAATCCTACTTTACTAGCTTCTACCTCTGTCATAAGAGGTGCAAAAGTTTGAATGGCAACCTGCAAAGGGTGGATTAAACCAAGAAGTTGGGAATTGCTAATCCCAACTGTAGCATTCATTTGTCTTAACACTTCCTGAAGGCCACGCACCGACTGCTGGACGTCTAGGCTACTCGCAAAATGCCCCATCACAGCTTGCAACCTTTTGAAGGGAGCGCTTGCTTCTATCGCAGCTTGCGCATACTTTTGTAATGTTGCAGTGCTTATCTTGGCACCAGACGCCATAGCATTTATAGCACTTAACAACCTGTTAACTTCCGGAGGGACTGCTCGTATTTTCCCAGACGCGTCTGCTGCTGCTCCTCCCAATGCTTCAAGTCCTTGTTGAGCCAGCCTAGTCGTTGCGCGAATAGGCGCCGCGCTAGCTACTGCTTGTCGAAATGGCTCTTGAAGCTGTTGAAGACTAGATCGAGTAACCCTAGAAGAACCAGCGATTCTACTAAGCGCTCTACTAAGTTCTTGTAATTCCCCTAATCCTCTTACTTTCGCAGTAACTAATAATGGAAGTTCGGGCATTACTTAACTCCTTGAGGCTTCCCACCATTTCCTTATTGCGTTGGAGGCCTTAGCTCGAAACCTACCACTTTCAGCTGGCACGACAAGAGCATAGAAATCATCAGGAATAGGAGTTCTGAATAATCCCCTTGTTTCCATCCTTCTGACTACTGCCCATACATCCTGCATACCATCACGATATCGATACTCCTGCTTGCCATATGACTTGGTTTTAACTCGGACTGTAGCTGTGCCAAACCTCTTTGCTTTGCTCCTCAAATAAGCAGCTAATCGAGTCCATCCTTCACCTCCAAATGTCCCCTTGCCTCCGATGCCGGGTACAGGTGCTCTGATTTCGTAAGGTTTCAACCCCTTAAGCAAAGCACCTTGAATAGACTCATTTCCAACAACTCCACCAAAATAAGCCTGAACTTTTCTAGCATACGGAGTGTCTCTTGAATGATCGGCTTTAGGGAAATAACCAACTGCCACAGTCTGAGGAACAATCTTTGCCTCCGAATACTCTTCAGAAAAACCTCTAGCTTTTATTTTTCTAATCGATTCGAAACTCGCGCCAGTATACGGAGTGATACTTTTAGAATGTATCTGTTGCAACCCCTTCACAAGACGATCAGCATGTTCCTCGATCAGCCCTTGAACCATCGAATTAAAACGAGGATCTGCAGTTGGTGACTGGAAAGCAGCACCTATCTTCCTGCTAGCTCGCTCTATTCTGGCATCGAATTCCCGGGATAAATCAACGCTTAACTCAAACACCTTTCTTACCTCTAGAATCCCTCTTCATTTTCTTGGTTTCTTCACTCAATATAAAAGCTATTTGATTGAGGGTTCCAACAGTTACTTCTTCATGATATTGTTTCTCTGTCCACCCAAACTCTCTCATCAGTTGCACTTTATTATACCATTCGGGCAAAGGGACCTGACCAGTGTAGGTACCCTCTATCAGAGATATGATCAGGTCCCTTTCCTTTCCGGGACCGACAAGGCTTGCGTGATAGCTTCACCAACCTTGTTGAAGATTTCTACAGGTAAAACGTCAAGGGATTTAGGATCTTTAGATGGCAAGGGCAGTTCCTTATCATTATTTGGGTTAGTTAAGTTCCAGTCTATGATGATATGAGCTAGAACTTTTCTCAGTTCCTCTGGCCCTGCATCAGGGGTTATCCCCGAATATGTCTTGAGTTCCGGGAGAGTATAAGATGCTGGATCTTTTATCACAACCCAAAATCCATCTAATCCAATTTCCCCTAGATCTATCCTGATCTTTCTCTTTTCTCGGTATTCATCCCATTTACTCATCGAAACCTCCTTTTTTCTATTTTGATTTTCCAACTATTTCCAAGATACAGCTATCGTCGGTCACTAAGATTGTGCAATCATTCCCAAAAACTTTAACTGTTCTTTGGTCTATGATATTAAATGTGCGCCTCGTTCTCGTCTCTGCATCAATTAAACTGTAAGTCTTACCAGTATAGTTAAGAGCTTTAGCGAGATTACGTGTAATATTGACATTAGGAATTATCTTCCCGGTTTCTATTCTAGATATCGTTGACTGAGAAACTAGGATCAAATCAGCGAGACGAGACTGGGTCAACCCTCGCTCCCTTCGCTTTAAAGCTACCCAATGCATGCCTTGCATAATTTACTCCAAAGAAACGAAATTACCGAGGTAATCTCGCTTCTCAGTTTAATTACGCAGAATAACTTCCTTTATCGTTCTTGAGAGTAATCGTAAGTGGCGTTGCTTGTGCTGGATCGTATAAAGCTCGCAAAGACAAATTCGCCTTCACGTCAATCGCACTTCGATCCCATTCAGGTGCCGAGTCAAAATAAACGTCTGTCGCTTCTAGAATTAGCTCTTTGTCGCCATTGACAATAGTCATCTTCAGTTTCATATGGGTATCATCGCGGTAGCGACTAATATCGGAGTCGGAATGGAATTTTATCGTCATGGCACAAGTGACTTCAATCGGCCCGGAATAACCAAATGAAGGTTCGGTAGTATTATTGAGAGCATGTTGAAGAATCGTCTCTCTTGCTATCGTCCATTCAGCACTTACAACTTGTCCAAAAGTCGAATATGCTCCACCTTTGTCACCGATATCAACTGAACCTTGCCATCCTAGAAATGCAGCGCTTGGAGTACCTATAACTGATGCGGGTGATTGTGTGCCAGAACTCTTACCAACGAAAGTAGACGAATAACCAACCGCTCCTTCACCGGCATTGAAACGAAGCACAAAGTTCGAAAGCATACAGCCTTTGTAAACATAAGCTTGAGGTTCTTCAGCTCCGCCCGGAGCCTGAAGCTTTGGATAATCTTCGATAGCAAATGAAGGCGGATTTTCCCCCATCACAAATACATGTGTATAA